CAACGTGAATACCTAGACATGTGAATGAATGATTGATACTCAGTAGGTAAATAATTATTTCCTAGTAATGATGCCATCTATTTTTCCTTTCCATACTTCTTTTCTAATATTAACTCTGCATAATGTATAACTTTTCTAATATCTTCTATGCCATTCTTTGTTTTGTGACGAGTTATATATTTTACCACATTACCTTCTAAAAAGTCAAGATTATTTTTAACAATATAATCTACAGGTTGTATAACACAATCTTTATAATGACTACCACCTATTTGTTTATCACTAGGTTTACCATACTCATATTCATATGTACCTTTTTTCATTGCTTTTTCTTCAGCAGTTCTACGAGCCATATATTCATCATGTCTTTCTCTTCTTTCTTGTCTTTCTTCTAAACCTTCTGGAGCACTAACATCACTAATCATTATTATCTCCTTTAAGTTTTATCCAAGACTCTTCTAATTCTTTGTCTAACATATTTTATTTCCTTTGAATTAATTACTTTAATTGCAAAACTTCTTGTATACTCTGCATCCATACCTGCACTCTCACATATATACTCAAAGTTATCACAGGTTACACCTACACTACAGAAGAACCATGCACGAGCATTTGCTCTTTCAACACTTACTCGTGATGATTCTACTTTAGTTTTTTCTTTTGTTGCATCTAACAATGCTTGAAATATAACAGATAAGAATAACATGCGTTCAGCACTACTGTTCTCATGTTCTTGTATCTCTGTTAAGATCTCAATGTATTCTTCATTCATTAGTCTTCTGTTATTTCATCTCTAAATGTATCCTTTAACATAGATGCAGCTTCGTCTGCTTCAGCAGCTAACTTTATTTGTTTGATAAACTCATCAACAATTTGTCCATGCTCTCCTATGCCAACAGGATGTTGTAAGTATATACGTGCATTAGTTATAGCTTTATCTCTTTGTGATTCAAACTCAGCTAATGCTGTATCGTACATTGCTTTTTTAATTGCCATTTTGTACCTCCTTTCTTTATATATATTCTACTTTGATAATATCTTTATGTTTTGTTCTTATGCTATAACCTTTACCATTAGGTCTATCACTTCGTTTTTGATAACCACCTTTAGCTAATTTGTAAAGTGTTGATGCATCATAACCTGCTTTTTCTATTTCTCTTTTACCTTTAAAAATAACTATATCATTATTTTCTTTTATACATTTTATAGACATCTTTGAAGTACTAGCATCACTTGCTTTTTGTCTTGCTTCTTCAGAAGAATAATATTCTTTCATAATTTTACTTAGCTTTTTACATCTTTCAGGATCTGTATACATCTCAACAGGTGGAAAAAATTTACCACCTACATATGAATTATAATAAGCAGGTTCATCTGTACCTTCTATCACAGCAGTAAGTACATCCCATTTTACTTGATAATACATTTCATAATAACGTAAACTTCTTCTGTTTTTATACTCTGCAATTACTTCAAATGTAAAATGTTCTTTACCTATCTTTTCTATATCTGCATTTAAATATTTAGATGATCCTGTATATATTTCCCACTTATGTTTTTTCTTTTTCTTACCCATAGAAAAATATTGTTTACAACCTACATATGCTTTAGTAGTTTTAGTATTTGTTATAAGATAAACAAACCCAAACTTATCTAGGTTAGGTACAAAAGGTTCATTAGTATCATACCTAACCCAATGACTTATCAAGATGTAATCTCCTCTACATTAGGTTCTTTAACCACCTTCGTAAAGTACCTAGGTCCATTTGCATAATTGAATATACGTAACCCTTTACCTTCATTCGTATCACTCCAACAAGTAATATTATGTGGACAATAAACGCAACCAATAAAAAGCTTACGATTACCACTACCACCATCAGGCACATCACTATAACACCTATCAGGTGGATCATCTTTATCCATAGCTCCTTTAAGATATTCAATTCTTTGTTTAGCATTTATCATCTCCATTGAATGAACACGAGTTAAACAAATATTACCATGCTGTTTATCTATAGCTAGAAAAGCAGCTTCATCTACTTCATTACCTTCAGCATAAGCAGAGATCTGTGCTATATAACCAAAGGGATCATCTTCTTCTAGTTTATTCTTAGCAAACTTCTCAAAGCTTTTACCTGATGCACTCTTACAATCAACAAGCACACCATCTATTACACAGTCTTGATGACCTACTATACCATTAACATTAACTTGTTTTTGTAAATCAGTTACTATGTGTCCTGATAGTCTAGCTAAAAGAATTAATACATCTTCTAACAGATGACCATATAAAAATTTTATTCTTGTATTAGGTTCTAAAGGTTTAGATTCTACTTTAGAATTTTTCTCATACCATAATTGTCTTGCAGGTTTACCTATAGCAGAAAGTCTTAGCTTACCTCTCTCTCTAGGTGTTTCATTAAGTAAACCTTTTATTGTTTGTTTAATACTCTTTGTAAAAGAATCTAAATGAGCATCAACTTCTGCTTCATTTAAATTTGTTTCCACAAGAGGATCAAATAAATCATACATATCTTTTACTAAAGTATCAATGGTTTTCATAATAAATAATGGAGAGATACTTACTCAGTAGTACCTCTCCATCCTTTCGTAGTTGGTTATGCTTTTGCAAAATCTAAGTCAGCATCCTGCGTACTTTTGTAGCCATCTTCAATAACATCAAAGTCACTTGTGACATCACTATCAGATGATTCAGGTGCAGGTATAAAATTAATAACCTGTACTGCTTTTAGATCACCAAAAGTTCCATAAGGTTTATGCTCATATGTAGTATACTTTACATTAACCAATGAACCATTACCAACTTTTTCTTCTGTAAATGGAAGTCTATCTGCATCTACAACTTTGGGTTTAGGTTTGTCTTCACCTGTCTTTGCCCATTTAGTTTTTGCTTTAATGGTTACAAAGTTTCCATTGTCATCACCTTTATTCTTAATAGATAGACCATCTGCTTTAGCTATAGATACATTTTTGTCATCAAGATTACAGACATCAATGCTCCATTCACCTTCTTCTTTAAATTTGTAATTAGGTTTAATTATATGTGCCCAATTAGCTATTCCTTGAATTACACTCATAGGTGTTTTCCTTTCCTTATTATTAATAAAAGAATTATTACATACCTTAACATTATTGTCAAGAGTTTTTTTCATAATAAAACTTTTATTTAGTTTTAAAATTAAACTCATCTCTATTCTTGAGATAAGGTCTTGTTTTCCTTGATGTTTTCTACCCCATGTTTTGTATGCAGAATCTTTGTAGCTTTCTACTCTGGTATTTTTATCTACAACTTTGTCAGTTAATTCTACCAACTCTTTTGCATCACACCATACATAGTCATGCTCTCTTTCAAATACAAAGTAATCACAGTCACCATACAGCCAACCTTTATTACCTATTGTATTTAAAAATTCAACAACAATCCATGCGTCATCCAGAACTCTTTGTTTGTTTCCAGTTCTTCTAGCTTTTACATCTACACTAACTGTTAATCCTTTATATGTTAAGTATAAATCTATATGTTTATTTATATTTTCTTGTTCATCAGCTATAGCAACTGTGTAACCATGTGACTTAGCTGTCTGTATAAATTCATTCTCTACTTTTATACCTCGTTTAATATAATCAGCATGGTCTTTTCTTCCTTTAAACTCTTTAACTATTGTCATTATATTTCTCCAAATATTTAACTGCTCTTTTTAAAAATTCTAAGTTATCATTAAACCAACCTAAAGCTGAATTACATTTATTACATAACCAACCTCTAGCTTTTCCTGTATCATGATCATGATCAAGACACCATTGATTATTCCTTTGTGTATTTTCTTCAGCAGTTATTAAACAAATAGGACACTTGTAATCTTTAGGTGGTGGTGGAGTAACTAATCTTAATTCTCTTGTCTGTCTATTTCTTTCATTAGCACAAGACCTACAAACTCTTTCAGTAGAGGGTAGCCCTGTTGTTTTTTGATTATGACCATAGCTTTGAAAAGAATCTAATGGTTTAGTTTTATTACATTTAACACAAGTCTTTAAAGGTTTACTTGTATCAATAGATTCAAAATCTTTGAACAATTCATTCTGAACTAATGTGTCTGTGCCCATGTTCTACCTACCTTCCATTCATTATCAAGAGGACATTTCATTCTTAATTCTTTCTCAGTATCTTTCATTGCATCTTTAGTTACCTGTCCAAACCTTTGAACATCTTTATTCAAAACTTCAAACTGGTATTCATCATGTATAGAAGCAACAAGTTTAGCATCTATACCTAATACTTTTATTCTTGTCATCATATGTATAAGCCATACCTTGCATACAACAGCACCTGCTCCTTGTATCAAAGTATTTAATGCACTATGTGGACTACGTATATGTAGTAGTCTACCATCAATACCTTTAATCTTACCTCTACCTGCAGCTTTTGTTACAGAATCACGTACTCTTTTTAAGGCTGGCATACTATTAAGAAACTTATCTATTAGTATCTGTCCTTCTTTAGCACCTGCTCCTACTATCTGACCTATCTTAGATGCACCTGCACCATACATAAATGCATAGATAAATGTCTTTGCCTGGTCTCTATCAGTTAGACCTGCCATTTGCATATTGTGTGTATGTATATCTCCAGTCAATAATATATCTGTAAAGGTAGTATCATTCATTAGATGTGCTAAACATCTTAACTCTAATCCACTTGCATCAGTTCCTACTATAGAATGTGTATGTATATTAGATACTGTCCAACAATCTCTACACTCTTTACCATAGGGAGAACGTACTGCAGGTATCTGTGCCATGTTAGGAGAGTTATGTGACATACGACCAGTAATAGTTTTAAGTGTCATTACACTACCATGTACTCTACCATCTTTATCATCACATGCTTCTATCCATGATTTAATTTGTGCTATACGTTTTTGTAATAGAAAGAACCTTGAAAACTTTCTAGCTTCAGGCATATCTATCTTATCTAAGACAGCTTCATTAATAATAATGTTACCTTTATCTGTATGTTGTTTTGGTTTCCAACCTAACTCTATCAGTCTACTTGCAATCTGTTGTCTTGATCCTATATTAAATGGTATGTATTTTGTTTTTGTTTTCAACTCTACAACTGTAGGATCAAAATTATTTACTGACCAATCTTCTAATGATGTAGCTTCATCTTTTAATTTATTAAATAAACCCATAGCTTTTGGTAAGTCTAAAGCAAAACCATTACGTTTTTGTTGGTCTATAATAACTCTTACTTTATGTTCAACTTCAACAGAGTAACTAGAAAAACCTTTACTTTCTTCTTGTAATAAATTAAATAACTTATGTGTTATATTAACATCTTGTTTACAATACTCTAACATATCTGGTGTATATACTTCAAATGTTTCTACATCTCCTTTAGGAAATCCTAATCTTTCTCCCCATGCTTTTAAAGAATGACCTTCACGTATAGGATTAAACAACTGTGATAGTATCAATGTATCTATAACTTGATTAACTTTTATTTTAGTGTTCAGCAATCTATTAAGCACAGGTGCATCAAAGGTTAAACCATTGTGCATAATAAATTGCTTAACACCTAATGACCAATCTCTAAACCCATGAAGCAAGTCTGGAGGAAAAGGATATACCCTCCCTGAGTCTACATCTTTAGCCACAATACAATGTATCTTGGTAGCATCTAAGCTATCTGTTTCTATATCAACTACTGCTCTCATTATCTTTCCAATCATACCAATACTCATTATATAATATGATGGGAGTTCCATTACCTACCCATACATTAGTTATATTAAACTGAGCAAAATCATCTGCTTCTTCCCACGTCATATCATCTCGTTCTCTTAGTATCTTACATATTCTACTATATGAATATACAAGTAAAGGTTGTTTACTATACTGTTCTCCATAGCCTATGATAGCATCATCAAAACCATCTATCTTCATAGAGTCTTTATCTAATATATCAAAGTCTATCAAAATGGTATCTCCTCTCCATCATTATCATTTACTTCATAAGGATTATCAATCTCTTTCATACGACCAGTATCCTTATCATAGAATAGATGTGTAGCTATACCAGTATCACCAGTATATCTATTCTTTAGAATACGTATGGTTGTAGTATTAGATGCTACATCATCTTCTGCTTGTTGATTTCTTTCTAAAGCAATCACTCCATCAGATAGATGTGCAATAGATGCACTACCTCTCAAGTGAGATAGAGTTACTTCTCTACCATTCTCATGTCCTGAATCACCTGCAGGTCTACGTAGGTGTGATACTAATAGTAAACCAACACCTGTCTGCTCTACTAATGAACGTAACTTAGTCATCAATACATCAATAGACTTTCTCTCGTCTCCATCTTCCTGACCTGATACAAGTATAGATAAGTGGTCAAGGAATATCCATTTACAATCCAATGCTTGTGCCATGAATCTAACTCTTGAAAGTATTTCATCATTAGATATAGAACCAAAGTGGTCAAAGGCAAAGAACCTACCTGTACCCATAGTGTTATCAAACCATGTATCTAATTCTTCTTGGCTATACTTCTTACGTATCTCATTAATATATAGTCTAGCATTAGCTTCAACAGACATGATATTAA